ATTGAAGCTTATGAGCTGATTGGCTACATCAAGATTGAAAACCTTGCTGCAGACAAAGCTAACTACAAGAGCTTCAACATTACCATCCCCTCCCCCGACCGTCGTCCGGATGATCGGGTGCGTGACAACCGCACCACCCTGACGGTGCAAGCCAGCGCTGATCGCCCGGCTTATATCTATGGTGCGTCTCTGGCACTGGCTCAGGACATCCCCGCTGGTGGCCTGGCTGGTTTCCCTGCCTCCCCTGTGACCGCCGACCTGCTCGGCACCAACACCGAGGTTCTGCTGCTGGGCCCCGATAACTCTGGCAGCCCCTTCGGCGTCCCCTCTTCGCAGGCTAATGGTCTGGCCGCTGCTAGCTCCAGCCTGACCATCGGTGCTTCCGGCATTGCCCAGGGCACTGGCGACACCACCACCGGCGACCTGCCCTTCTGGACCACCGTCACCACCGCTGGCATCACGGCTGCTAACGCTGCCAACTCCATGATGTACAAGGTGACCTCGGACCAGCTGTTCAAGGTCTACAACATCAACGCCATCACCGATACTTCCGTGAACGGCGACGGTGTGTACATCAGCGCCGATGACTCGACCGCCGGTAAGGCTGCTTACCTGCTGTGCCGCATCAACTACCTGCGTCCTGAAGCCGCTGTGGCTTGGAACGATATCCAGGGCTTTATCGATTTCGCCTCCCAAGTGGGTGGTTCCGACAGCTGATCTGTCAATCGATGCAAATGAAGGGGCTCTTCGGAGCCCCTTTTTTGTTGTCTGTTGTTGGTTTGGATTTAGTTTGTTAGGCTAGGCAGAGATTAAAATTACAACGATGCTGTATCAATACCGTGTAACCGGCGGTTTGGTGGAAATGATTTCGAAGCATGGCGATGGAATCGTCATGTGCATCGATTCTCAAGACGAAGTTCTCTACATCGATGAATCTGATCTGGTGCCGCACCTCGATGCTACCACTGAGCAGATCAAGACCGAAGAGCGCTTAACCGCCCAACTTGCAGCAGAAGGCGTTAAGCCAGCAGTGCCAACAAAGAAGGAAACTTTTCCGCTGGATACGCGGATGAACATCAACACCGCCAGTGCCAGGCAGATCGCGGATGCTCTCCCTGGTGTGGGACTTAAAACGGCGCGAGATATCAAAGATCTACAGATGTCGATGCCTGGCGAACGTTTCCAAAGATTGGAACAATTAAAAGGTATTAAACGTGTTGACTGGGATGAAATTTTCAAAGAGAATTTAGTTCGCGTCGAGTAATTATTTGCGCGTGCTAGTGTGTTACTGGGTACATCTGAGATGGTGTACCTGTAACGCATTTCGTTTCAGTAATGCAACTCGATACCTTCCTCAAGTCTAAAGTCCGCTGGCACCTGGGTTATAACCTGACGTCTGTCCCGGCTGGTGACCAAGCGCGTCTAGAGGAAGCTGTCAACAACATCCAAGATTCGTTCTGGTATTCAAAAATTGTCGAACAGATCGGTCGGTGCGATGAGGCTGAAAAGCGCACTGACATGACTGGCAGCGTGAATAATAATACCGTCCCACGTAGTCGTATTGAAAGTATAGCCGGTGACGTTGATCGTACGATTGCGACCTCTGATTTCAGAGACACGCTGAAAACTTGGACGGCGATTTATTTATACGAGACGGATCGATTAGCCCTACATCTGTATGTTCCCAATTACCGAAATCCCGAGCAAGCTCGGTATCGGTTCAACCGAGAAGGCGCTGAATTCATTCAAGCGCTCCCTGGCCCTGCCGACGTTGCTGTCGGTACTCGGCTTATGCTTTCAACCGATTTCCGCTAACGCCACGTACTCAGCCATACGTATGCCTACCGACTATCGCGAGATTGCCCGTCAAAAAGCCCAAAAGTATGGGCTTTTACCTCAAGTATTCGAGCGTCAAATTCAGGCCGAATCTGGTTTTAATCCAAAGGCTGTTTCTTCTGCTGGTGCTCGCGGTATTGCTCAGATTATGCCTGCAACCGCCAAGGGTTGGGGCGTCAATCCGGATGATCCTGTTGCCGCATTAGATGCTGCAGCTAAGAATATGGCCGGTTACATCAAAACTTATCTTGGTGGAAAACAGCCCGGTCAAGTTAGCGACCCTGCTCAACTCCGAGCCGCCTACGAGAAAGGTCTACGTGCCTACAATGCCGGCCCCGGAGCCGTTGAAGCCAGTAAAAAATATGCCGAAACCAATCGGTATGTTCAAAAAATCATTGGCCCCGAACAGTTTAGTTTCACGGAAGCGCTTCAGGGCCGTCCAACGACACCACCGCAAGAAACCGCTGCTCGTGGTAAGACATTTTTAATCTTCGAAGATACTGAACCTCAGGTCGAACCTGGCAGCTATTTAGATGATTTCATCATGCGGAACATTGCTGGGGTTAAATCTCCAAGGGTACAGTCTTCCATTGATCCGGCAGCCATGCTCACTGCTGCTTTTGCACAAACACCAAACTACCTGGAGTCCTGATAATGGCTAATTCGTTAACAGACGTCGGATATGTAACCCCAGCCGGTCAAGATGTTTTCCCTACGACCGGACCTCACCTTGATGTCCGGGTCTTAAAAGATGGGAAGTATGTTGATCCCGGTACGATTCGATCTTTGTTAACAAGATTAAAAGTCGGTAAAGAAAGGAAGCCTCTTTGGCAGCAAAAAGGTGAAGAGTGGAATCCAAGCTACACCATCACTTCACCTTTTGGCACACGGGTTGCGCCAACCAAGGGGGCTTCCACCCAGCATATGGGGCAAGATTATGGGATCTCCGGAGGGACTCCGTTGGCCTGGGAGGGCCCTGGTACTTTTACACCGGGAAAAGGTTATGGGACGATCAAAACCACCGATGCCCAGGGAACCCCATACGAAATTCGCCTTCTGCACACCAAGGGAGGTAAGCCTGTTGAAGCAGCTCCAACCGTTCAACCTCAGGTGGCCCCAGCTGATACATACATCATTGTCGGAGGTAGGAAAAAACAAACAACTCCGGAGAGTTTTTTAAGCGCTTATCTCCAGAAATCGCTTGCTGGGGAAACCCCAGAAGTCCAGTCAATGATTGACCCCGTCGGGATGCTTACCCAGGCATTCTCACAAACCCCTAATTACTTAACGTGATGAGATTTGCCGCCGTCCCCGGTTATTCTCAAAGCTTTCCGGTAACGTACCAAAATATGTATCAGGATTACAGCTTGCAAACTGCTGGCTTCAGTGATCCGTTCCGTCCAGATCGTCAAGAATCCGAGAGCAAATGTGGGTATGTGGTTTCATATAACGGCATTGATGACTCACGTTATCAAATGAATAACCCTGCGTACATGAGGGAAGTCACTCGCAGTTACAGCGACAGCATTCCGCCTGTTATTCTTAATAGAAGACCGATCCAAAATCAGTTCTGATGGCGTATACAAAACCAGAACTACGTGAGCGGCTTAAAGCTCAAATTAAAGCCGGATCTAAAGGTGGTAAACCCGGTCAGTGGTCAGCTCGCAAAGCCCAGCTTTTGGCTCAGGCCTATAAGCGACGTGGTGGTGGCTACAAAGGTGAACGCACCGAAGGTCAAAAATCGTTGAAGCGCTGGGGCGAACAGAAGTGGATGACTCGTGAAGAGTATGAGAAGAAGGATAAGAGCTGAACTAAACTAAAAGAAAACATCGAGAAACATGGCGGCGGGTTATTTCTTTCAAGACACAATTTTCAGTACCAGCTCAGCTTTAACTGAGGTTGGGCTTGGAACCACTATTGAAGTCGGTGTTAATGATCTGTGCAGTACCAGGGCATACACCTTGATTGTGACGGTGGCCACCATTAACACTAACGTTGTTGTTCGCCTTGAAGGTAGTATTGATGGGACCAATTATGCTCCGATCATTGCTGATCAAACCATTACCGCCAATGGGACTACTGTGTACAGTGTGGGCGACCGGCCTGTTAAATATGTTCGTCCTCGCTTTGTTAGTGAGTCTGGCGGCACGGCTGCAGTAGTGACGTTCAGCGTGGCGGCTGCGTAATGGAAAACAAAGTAAAAATTCTGCTCAATAAAACTGTTACCGAGGTCGGTGAATCTTGTCCTCGTGCAACGACCGATATTGAAGAAAATATCAAAAACCGGAATTGGACGATTAAGAACTTTGCCTATGGCCCATTAAATCCTGATGTACCAGATCCTGGCTTTTGGGAGAAGAAAGCTGAAATGTGGAATAGCGATGTAGATACAGTCATGTCTGCACGCTGTTGTAATTGTGCTGCGTTTGACCAGTCTCCAAAAGTTATTGATTGCATCATTCAAGGAATTAACGAGAAGGAAGCGGCAGATCCCTGGGATGTACAAGAACGTGCAAATCTTGGATATTGTCAGCTCTTTAAATTTAAGTGTGCAGGGTCACGAACTTGTGATGCGTGGCTGTATGGTGGATCGATTCAAGAATAATGGCTGTCGATAAGGCTATTGAACCAGGTAAGAAAGGTACAGAGCGGTACCTGCCAGAATCCGCTTGGTCAAAGTTAACGCCGGAGGAGCGGCGTCGTACGGACGAAAAGAAGCAACGAGAATCTCGAGAGGGGAAACAGTTTGTTTCAAATACTGAACGAGCCAAAAAAGCGCGACGAGCCGTAGAACTGGCCTCCAGGAGAAAACAAAATGGATAAAGCCGGAACTCGAATGGGATATATGCTAGGTATATCTCACAATAAGCGCCCGTATGAAGCACCTCTTGCCACCAATCAAGGTGACTTCCAGGGTTTACTTCCTACCGAAGGAGGTTATTACGCTGTGGGGTCGCGGTTACCGCGTGAACGCAAATCTCGGCTCGCTGGGGATGCATTTAATTTAAACTTAATAGGTAGTACTGGTAACCCTCCTGTATTACCTGCACCCTATATTGGTGGTGCAGAATTGCGTAATTTAGACGTTATCATTTGATTTGCTATGGGAGCCTCTCCATCAGGAACCTCTAATATGCCAAAAGGAGCTTCTGCCGAAGCCCAGGGAGCAGAAGCAGGTATTTCGGCCCCGCAGAATGATTATGTTCGTCAAATTCGCGATTCAGTTATCGCTCGGGCTACTGGCACCGGCGGTGTCCGCATGGCAGGCGATCGCCTTAGCCCCCTCCAACCTGTAACTAGCATGGCGGAAGAGGCGGCAACGATGAAATACTCGCCTGAAAAAGTTAGCAAGGCTCCAGGCTCTCAGTATTTAGCCTATAGCTCTTCCCCTGTACGCACTACTGGCGTTTAATTACAATGTCCAAGAAAGGTTCGATGCCGCCTGAGTTGCTGGCGCACTTCAAAAAAAAGCAAGAAGAAAAAGAGGGTTCACCTGAGGACAAAAAGAAGGGTGACAAAGAGCGGCGCAAAGAAGCCGTGAAAAAAGCTCGCGTTAGACTGGAGGAACAGAAGCGGGGGCGCAAGCATGACAAAGAAGAAGAAGCTGGTAAAGAAGGCACTAAAAAAGCCTGAGTTGTACACCCAGGCAGAGCTTCAGTACTTTCGGATTTGGTTGGCTAACAAAAAGAGGAAAAAAGAAGCTGCACAGGCGCAGCCTCCAAGCAGTTGATATTATTTTTTAAGCGGTTTCATCACGGCATCGTATTCAGAACAACCTTGCTGTAAACGTTTAGAGATAAGGCCTTTGCTAAGGCCTTTTTCTTTTTCCCACTCGGAATAAGTTTTTGTAACGCCGTTTATGGTAATAAATTTATTATTTTTATTTCGGACGGTTTTACCCTTACTCGCTGGCACTGCTTTAATTACACGCTTAGAGGGATCGCTGTCACGCTTCTCAGGACTTAGAGCAAGTTCAAGCGGCCACCCTTTGTTTAAACGTTTTTGAAGTGACTGTGGCGAAATGCCGATTTCTTTTGCCCAGTCGGCAATACACATTGTTTTACCATTAAAAGTATAAAAACGAGTAGCTCTTTTACCTCCTCGATTTCGAGTTTGTTCTTTTCTTGTCGCCCAACGGCAGTTTTCCTTCGAATAATCAGCGTTGTTGTTTATCCTGTCCAATTCCATATTGGCTTCTGGCATCTTCCCCATGTCAACCAAAAACTGTTCAAATGTTTCCCAGTTTTTATCGTACGCTATACCCCTTCCTCCATATCTTGAATAATGAGTGCTTCCTGGATTGTTGCATCTATTTTTCATGGCTGCCCAACTGGTGTACTCGGGCATTTTATTTTTAACCCCACCATGAGTTGTAGATGCACACCCTCTTGAGCAGTATATTGTCCCACGCTTGCGAAGCCTATATCTAGCCATTTTTGGGTCTTTAGGCGTAAATATCGTTCCACACTTTGTGCAAGCGAACTGAGTTTGTAGCATTAGAATTGATTCACAGGCATGACCAGGCTAGTCCAAGGGTCACTTCTTGTCAACCTCTAAAACAACCGATAATCGTGAGTAGCAGCAGCTCTAACAAGCAACCGCTTTTGGTTGACCGTCCGGCAACCACGTCTACTTTGGTTACCGTTGCATCTGGTCAGGCGTTTTCAACCAGCCTGGTACCAACTGCCGTGGGTAACGCCACCAAAGTATTTGATGTTGACTCTTCCCTGACTGATACTTCGATTAGCGGCGCCTATATTGATGAAATCTGGTTTCAGTACAGCAAGCGGAATGTCGAGTTTATTGATGCCCTAAGCACGACATCTGGTACTTATTCTGCGGACAGTACTAATGTCGTTGTGACAATCAGTGCTGGCCATAATGTGCAAGTTGGTCAGAAAGTGTGGCTCGACTTTACCTCTTACAGCTCTGGCACTACCCCAATTGACCAAGCTGTTACTGTCACGGCTGTTACGCCGACGACCTTCACCGGTACCATCCCCAGTGTTTCCGGTCCGATTACAGGTAACGTTAGCTGCCGGCTCCCTCTGGACTTCTGTTTTTATTTGGTGAATACTGGGACAATCACCAACACCAACCAATTCTTCCCGCTGTTCGTTGCCAGCATCCCCGCTGTTTACGAAAACCAAACCTATAGTTTGACTCTTAGTAATGTTTTGCCGCTGATCAACCACCCTGTGGTTCAAGCTGGTGCAAACTTTAGTAGCACCAATAGTACGACATCTCCGAAAACCCGTGGTCTCATCCTTCAGCGAGGACAGGCTCTGTATGTGTCTGCAAGCGGTGCAACGTCCTTGACTAACGGTTTTTACATCGGCGTTCAAGCCGGATACTATTGATGTAGCTATGCCATTCGACGTTGGCGGATTCGATCCTCCGTCGAAGAAAACTTTCAGTGGCAAAACGTTTGGCGATTTTGAGGATCCAAAGCAGTTTCGGGCTGTAGAGGATTACGCAAAAGAAACACAAAAATTTAATTTTTTACCACAAAATAAAGATTTAAAGAGTCGGGTTCGTTTCTACGATTACGATTCTTTGTGGACACGCTGGCGCCGTGGATACGAGCTGTATACAATCACCCAGAGTGTCCTAGGGTCATTCGCTAATGAACGGCGCAGACGAGGCGATTTCCGCATGTATTGCGCCTTCCAGCAGTTCCCAGGCGTGTTTATCCCTGGCCGAGTCTTTACATTCCCTACAACTGATAAGGAGATCGGCGAGCAGATCGTTGGAATGCGAGATGCAAATGGTTTCAATTTTTACAATTTTGGGCTACCTATTCTTGCTGTCCGCTATTTAGGAGAGCCAGTTACTGCAGCGTATTCGCAGTCCGGTACCACTTTGGTGGTATCCTCTCCAGATCACAATTTATTGATCGGTGAAAGCGTTTATCTAGATGTTCTCACCGGTGCTGGTGTTGATGCGACTTTAACTGTTGTTGCAACAACCCAGAATACTTTCACGGTGACAGCGGGAAGTTCCCTTACAACAAGTGGTAATTTGATTTACTACTTGACCACATCTTTTTCTGATCCACGTTGGACAACCACTCGTGTCCGGTTACGTTCTATTCCCGTACCGGTCAGATTTTTTGCAGGTGAGCGGTTGATTGACCGCATTGTAGAGAAGGACCCTGGAATCTTTTCTACATATTCTCGAACCGGTTCACTTGTCACAATTAATTGCACATCTGCACACGGTTTATCTACTGGTAATCGAATATTTATTGCAGTAACTAGTGGGCTTGTTTCATCTGGTCAATATGACGTAACTGTGACGAGCTCGACTCAACTACAAATTACTACAATCGATAGTGGTGTTACAAGTGGAAATTTAATTCTTAGTCGATTAATACCTGGATTCCGGTATGACGATTATGTGGGATATACCGTTACCGGTGTCGATGTTACAACTAATGAGATTATTTTTCAAAGAGAGGATAGCTACGGAAGTATTCTTGTTGATACTAAATATGTGACAACAGTACCGGCTCAACGGGGATTTGCAGTTGGGCGTTTTCTTACTACCGAATTAAGGTGGCAGTGTTCATGCCAGGACTTTATGCGCCGTGAAGGTTTTAATTTATATAAAGATAAAACTAGTCAGCGGTTTCCAGTGACTGCGATCTCATCAACAAAGCCAGGACAAACTCAAAATGGCGACAATAGCCTGAGTAATGAAAGGGATATTCCGGGTAGCTTTTCCGATCTTGGCTACTCTGTAATTAACAATTTTTATGGTCTGCCGGATTATCAAGATACCGCAGATTTTTCATATCCAAATCTCTATTATTATCAAATTCGTTGGTGTAAGCACATTTACGCCGCGATGTTTTCCATTGTCCATGACGAAGGGAACGAGCCTATTGCACTTGCAGCAACGTATACGCAATCTGGTCCAAATATTACAGTCACCTCACCCGATCACGGCTTGACTGCGAATACAAAAATTCAACTGGACTTTACCAGTGGTAATGCACTATCTGGACAATACACAATTACAAATGTCCCCGACAAAAATACATTCGTCGTTGTATATCCATTTAGTGAGGTTACTGGCGGTTACGTAACCGTCAGCAACCTGCGGGAGCATGATTTCGTAAGCTCTTGGATTTTAGAGCCCAGTGATAAACCAATTGGTACTGGTCTTGATGTATTTTATCGAAACTTTGAAAAAGAAAATGAGAGATTGAGACAATCTGCCGAAAGACTGGCGATGATGCAGCAGGGTATGCCTTGGGTTGGCGGCACCTCAATTACTGGATCTCGAAACCAACCTGAACAGGTCGCTAATTACAACACAGAGTTAGTCACTATGATGATGACTGACAGCATCCGCCGTAATGCCAACGGGGAGCTAGATCGTACTGGCGTTGAGGTTAATACAGCAAACAGAATGCTCACGATGATGAGCAAATTATTTAATATTCAGCCGACTTTGATTCAGGATACAAAGCTGGGAATGCTCGATGAGCCCTTGGTTAATTATGTGCCAGATTTTGAGTTTGGTTTAATTATTGGCGGCACTTATTTGAATGGTGTCCCAGTCGAACCCGCTTCGCAAACGAGTCTGATAGACTGTGAAACATATTCGCCCTTGACCGCCCAGGATACTGTTGTTGACGGCGGTTTGTATATCAACTCATAAAAATGGCTGTTCAGATCCTATCTCGTAGGTCATCGGTTCTTTACGACAGACCATTTCCGATCCGCCTGGGCGTAGCAGAGTTAGCTGTTAATAACAATCCAGGCGATCCTGGCCTGTATTTTGCCGATAACACGGCTACTCCATCTACGGGCTTAATTAAAGTTGGTCCGACATTTATCGGGTCTACAGCGCCGAACACCCCAGCGGCTGGTTTTACCTTATTTAGCAAGGGTGAATCCTGGCTGGATACATCCAGCACTCATATCTTCAAACTGTATGACGGCACTGCGTGGAGAACGCCAAAAGCAGTGGTCTCGAATAGTAATGGAAAACCAGTCAACCCAACCGATGGGCAACTCCACTACGATCAGTTAATCCCTGGGTTGTTTATGTATAACGCTGCTACTGCTGCTTGGATCGCTATTTAATCAGTGGGGATGATTCAGGATGTGATCCAAAATTCGATCCAGTTTTGTGTGTACGGCCTGTACTTCTCTAAGGAAGTCTTCTTTTAGTACATAATCACGGATAACGCGATCTTGAAAGCTATCCAAATCCCGTTCAATCACTTCAAATCGACGCTCAATGCGGCGGTTAAAATTACTTAAAGCCCTTGACAGACCAGCAAAAGCGCCGATACTGCCAGATAATACAGCCGCGATTAATTCTGGCGACACTTTTACTGTATATTTTTTCTCTATTCTAAAGTAATTACCAACTTAGAATGTGGTTACGAAGGTAGAAGTCGATGTCAACCGGATACGAACCGAATATTGAGGGCGCGATTGCTGTTCTGGTTGATTTGATGACGGCAAACGAGTTTACAATGACTCGTCGCCCCTATGAACCAAATTATCGCGGTTTAGTTGACGCAATTATTGACCTCAAAGAAGGGTTTCCTGTTTTCGCTCCTTCACGTGTTGGTTTTGATGCGCTTACATTCGAGCCAGTGACTGATGGGGCCGCGCTTTATATGCGCACCAGCGACGGTAAAGTCGGCTTGGCTCAAGCTGACGGTACGGTTGATGAAGCTCTTGTTGTTGGGTTTGCTGATGCAGCTGCCAATACCGGTGAAACTGTAAAAGTTTTGGTTGCCGGCATCAAAACGATGTCGTTTACTGTCGATCCGGGGGATGTGTACTTCTTAAGCACTACCGCTGGGGCAATTACTACAACGGCACCAGCTGTGGCTGGTCAATATGTTACTCGTGTTGGAGAAGGCGCAACAACTGCTGATTTTAGTATTCAATTAGAACCTCCGATCCAACTTTCATAATGGCTGGAGTTAGTAATTACGAGCCATACGCTCCCAATAATCAAGGATTGACTGAGGCATTAATTGACCTCAAGTCAACAATGGCAGGTAAAACTGTATATTCAGTTGCTGGCTTCCAAGCTCTTGCATTTGAGAATGTTAACCAAGGGGAGGCTCTTTACGCCCGCTCTAGCGATGGTAAAGTTGGAAGGGCAATTGCAAATGATATTTTCGACAAAGCTAATGTTGTTGGTTTTGCTCAGACAACGAAGTTATCCGGCGAAGTCGTACGTGTTTTGATTGTGGGTGTCGCTCCCAACTCTGGTTTATCACCTGGGGAAATTTATTATTTATCGGCCGCAAGCGCGGGTGCAATCACTTCTACACCTCCATCGACTGCGGGACACTATGTAACTCGTGTTGGGGAGGCAGCTAGTTCCGCAGAGTTAATTGTGCAGCTAGAACCACCTGTATTACTAGCGTGAACGGTACTGTTGGTAGGATGGGTATAACTAAAGGCTCAATCTTAAAATCCTAAGAGGAGTCAAGTAGGGCTAAAAATGGCAACTAGAAAGGCACTTTGTCTTGTTAGCGGGTTATTTCAGGAGGTCAACACTCCAACAGATAAGCTCGACTTAGCAGGAAACTCTACAACTGATCTTGCTGAGGGTACTCGCCTTTATTACACCGATACGCGGGCTCGTCAGGCCATTAGCGTTACCGATTCAGGTGGCGATGGGTCGTTAAGTTACGATAATTCAACCGGTGTCATTACTTACACTGGGCCATCAGCAAGTGAAGTACGTGCCCATTTTAATGCTGCAAATAGCGGTACTGGGTTTGGCAGCCTTGCTTACAGCAGTGTTACAGGAACCTTTACATACAGTGTTGTTACCGCTGCAAATATTCGCCAGCAAATTTCAGTTACAGATTCCGGTGGGGATGGGTCATTAAGTTACGATAATTCGACTGGAGTCATCACTTATACCGGTCCTTCTGCAAGTGAGGTTCGCTCACATTTTAGTGTTGCGGCTGGTTCTGGCCTTACGTATAGCAGCTCTACCGGAGAGTTTGGTACGAATGCCATTCCCAATTCGCAATTAGCGAACAGCTCAATTACATTTGGCAGCACGAGTACCTCTCTGGGTGGAACCATAACGGCACTGTCAATTACTAGTTACACCGCTTCCAGTTTCGTGAATGTGGGTAACGGTGTTGGATCTGCTGGCAGCATTAATATTGAACCTGGAGCCATCATTTTTGAGGGTTCAACTGTTGATAACTTTGAGACGACTCTTCAAGTTGTAAACCCGACCGCAGATCGAGTCATTAGTTTCCCCGATGCTGGCGGTACTGTTGCCCTACTAACGAGTCTTTCAGTTGCTGCTGGCTCTGGTCTGACGTACAACAGTACTACTGGAGAGTTTGGTACCAGCGCAATCCCTAATAGCCAACTTCAGAACAGTTCCATTACTGTTGGTACAACTGCAATTGCCCTTGGAAGCAGCTCGACAACGCTTGGGGGTTTAACGTCTGTAACTTCAACTGGCATCACCACCAACGACACTGGCTTCAGAATCAGGAATACCACTGATATTACGAAGCAAATTGCGTTTGATGCTTCCGCAATTACGACTGGAACGACTAGAACTTATACATTCCCTGATACCAGTGGTACTGTTGTTTTAACGAATACAGCCGCCACGACATTTTCGGATTCTGCCTTCAGAGTTCAAGATAATGCCGATGCAACAAAGCAGTTGGCTTTTGAATGTTCTGGTATTACCACCGCGACGACCCGGACCATGACGGTACCAGATGAAAGCGGTACAATCTCAACACAGGATTTTGCTACTGCAATTGCAATTGCATTAGGATAAGATTATGGCAACTCAAGTACAATTCCGTCGTGGTACATCTGCTGAAACTGCAACTTTTACGGGTGCCGTAGGTGAAGTTACCGTTGATACTGTTAAGCAAACTTGTGTTGTCCACAACGGTAGCCAAGCAGGTGGTTATCCTCTCCTCCGGGAAGATGGCACTAACTCTGCTCTGTCTTTGGGTTCTCTCAGTAGCTGTGCTTTAAAATTTGCCTCGGATCCAAATACGGGTATTATCAGCCCTGGTTCCGATCAAATATCCTTAGTGACAGGTGGTGTTGCTAGACTTACAATAGATTCATCTGGTTCAGTAACCATTCCCGGTAACGCTATCATTTCAGGAAACCTTACTGTTACTGGTACGTTCACCTCAACCGACAACCTCGCACTTATTGTTGCTCTGAGCTGATATGGCCAATACTTTTAAAATCGAGACCAAAGCCAGCCTGGTAACAGACGCCGTATCGAATACCACTACGAACGTTTTGTCGGCGGGTGGATCTGCAACGGTCATTCTTCTTAGCATTCTGATTTCGAACAAAACCGGTACCAGTGCGAACACTGACGTTTATCTGGTCACCAACACCGGGGACGACGTTTACCTGATTAGGAACGCTCCGGTGCCCTCTGGCTCCTCTTTAGAGATTATTAGCGGCAGCAAGATCATCATGGAGGCAAGTGATGTTCTGCGAGCTCGATCGGATACGGCTACCGCACTGGACATTTCTGTTAGTTACCTCGAGCAGACCTAATTATGGGCCTCACGAGTATTGGCGATATTGCTGTTCTATACGAAAAAATTGAACAGCTTGAGGCCTCTTTGGTTGAGATTGAGGAATCTCTTCAGCTTCAAATTGTAGAGCTGCAAGAAATTATCTTTGAGGGTGACATTCTTTCCGAAGAGGATTCTTCTTGGGAAATTGTCCGTAAGAAGCGGGATTATCTTCTTAAGTCCACGGATTGGATTATGACCCCAGGCTCGAGCTTGGATCAATCTGCGTGGGCTGCGTATCGTCAGGTTCTCCGCGATCTACCTCAAACATATAAAAAAACTGGATTGGCTTCCATTCGGTGGCCAAAGCGTCCGGCAGTGTCAGGTCCTAATACAATAGTAAGTAAGAAGTAGAAAAAACATGGCTTACCTGGGCAACAGTCCTGTACTTTCTCAGCAAGAGTACCGCAACATTGACAACATCAGCGCGAGCTTCAATGGCGTTACAACGTCATTTCCGCTGTTAGTCAATGGTGTTGCTCCTGTTCCGGCGCCACAGTCTTCTAACCAGTGCCTGATCTCGGTTAATGGGGTCGTTCAAAAACCCGATGATACTGGTGCATCTGGCTTCCGTTTAAGTGGTGGGAATATTGTATTTAGTGCGGCCCCGACTGGTGGCCAGAGCTTTTTTGGTGTCATTCTTGCTGGCGCCGACTATGTTTATGCAGGTTCAAATTTCCCTGACGGTACTGTAGGTGCTCCGTCAATTACGTTTGCACAGGATTTAGATACTGGTTTTTATCGCAGTGGTGCCGGTGAAGTCAAATTCACAGCCAATGGTGCTAATGCTGTTACCCTTAGCGCAAATAATTTAACGGCGCCAAGTTTTATTCCTACCAGTAGTACTGTTCCGACGAACGGCGTTTACCTACCTTCGGCAAACAACGTAGCCATCTCAACTAATGGCACTGGGCGGTTGTTTGTTAATAGTAGTGGCCGCTTGGGAGTGGGAACGTCATCTCCAAGCGAATTGCTGCACGTTTCTGGCACGTCAAACCCCTCTATTCAGTTAACTGCCACCAACGACACAACTCCTGCAATCAGCGTTGCTACTAACGGAACCGACAGGCTGCAAATTACTTCTAGCAGTGTTGTCGGCGGCAACATTAACGTGCGTTCCAATCAGGAACTGCGCTTTGGTACTAACAACACCGAGCGCATGCGCCTGGACTCCAGTGGCCGCTTAGGTCTGGGGACTTCTACCCCTGGCAACAAAATCCAAATTAACGATTCAATCGCAACAACTTACTCAGCATCGAACACTCTTAACGGTGGTGTCATCGGGTATGTTAAAAATGCCTCCACAACCAACTCAACCGATGCAACAATTCGGCTAGAAGCAACAGGCAGCGGTCAAGTTGCGGCAGCTTCTATTAGCTCGGTTCACACTGGCGATGGCGTTTCAGCGTTAACCTTTGGAACGCGAAATACTGGTGACGTTACAGAGCGGCTCAGGATAACTGGCGCAGGGCTTGTAGGGATTGGCACTACAAATCCTGGCGCTCAAAACACTGCCACTGCATTAGTTGTCGGGAATACAAGCCAAAATAA